CCATCACATAATAACAATATGAAATTGCTTTCTGCGATTGATGGGTTAGTAGTGTCCCTGAGCCGCCAAGGTGGTGGCACCGGGTCTTACGGTTGCACTGTGAGAAAGGCAGAGTTCAAAGTTTTAAAAGACTTTGGGATTCTGCGCGCTCTCCGCATTCGTAAGACTACACGCAACAGACAATCATTAAGATTATCTGTTCCGGAGGTATCCTTTCATGTATTATTTTTCATGAGAGGACTTCTGGAGCTATTACTCGATTATGATCCGAACTTTTACGTTCGTCATATGGAGTCTAGCCTTATTGAAGGAATGAGAAGATTAGCAACTGTTGACATTACTAATATAGTAGACTGTCTCAAGTTTTTTCTTTCCTATCCGTTCGCGAAATATTTGTCTCAATCGGAGTTTCCACTCCGTCCAGTAGAATATCCATCAGATTCACCCCTCCTCTTTCCTGGGTCTTTCGGCCGCTATCTGCGCAATCGCTTAATCTCGCATTCTGTCAAGAATACGAAATTCTTCTATTCGTTGATACAGGTAAAGAGGGCGTGTGCGCCTGTTTCCGAAGCCTTTATCCAATCGGCCTTAGAGAAACACAGGAGAGTATTAACTCATCCTGTGGATCTAGGGATCCATTCGGTACATTGGTTAACGGAATATGCGCCTCGCGTGTTAGAAGGGTTCCGCTCTCGTCGTCCTTCCTTATGGGAAGCTTCGAGTGCAGCATGCTTCGAACGCAGTGTGAAGGAGGGTGGTGCTCGAGAAGAGATCCTAGAACGCATGTTTGGTTCTGGTATCTCTTCTTCAGACCATCTGATTATGATGAAGGAAGTGAGTCCTGGTCGCGTAGAAGAATATCGTGGTCGTCCCTTTCCTAGTTACGTTGACTATAGAGCCATCGTACGGGAACAAGGTCTACACAAAAATGTCTCGGTATTGCCAATATTGGAACCCTTAAAAGTCCGCCTTATTACTAAGGGGGAACCTTTTAAGTACCATATTGTTAAAACAATCCAAAAAGACATGCACGATTTTCTTCGCAATATTCCTCAGTTTGCATTAATAGGAAAACCTTATACTCCTGATATCTTACCGACAATTACCGATAACCTTGGTAAAGGTCCAAAAGATTTCTGGGTTTCAGGTGACTATTCTGGTGCAACTGATAATATAAATATTGAAGCAACTAAGATTTTCTTTGAAGTTGTTCTTTCTCGTTATGAGGATGAATTTCTCAAAGATATTGCTCGTAAAGTACTTTACGAACAAACACTTCACTATCCTACTGGTTCTGGTCTATGGCCAGCTGAACAGGTTAATGGACAATTGATGGGTTCCCCCTTATCTTTTCCTATCTTATGTATGGTAAACTTAGCAGTTTACTGGTATACATTAGAAAAGTACACAGGTAAGCGATGGGAGTTACATAAATTGCCGGTACTTGTGAATGGTGATGATATCTTGTTCAAGTCGGACAAGGTTCATTATCGTTTATGGATGCGATACGTCAAATCCATAGGGCTCTTCCCTTCACCGGGTAAGAACTACACGCACCCCAAGTACTTCCTTATTAACAGTCAGCTAACCAAAGAGGTTTCTGCTACTAGTTTTGAACATATACCTTTCTTTAATGTTGGCCTACTTGTAGGACAAACTAAAGTCACCGGTCGTGAAGATGTCAGATGTGCTCCAATATTCTCTCAGTTTAATGAGATGATAAAGGGCGCTGATAATCCTACACGTGCTGCTCGTCGTTTTATCCATCATTGGCGAACTGATATTAATCAGTGGACTAATAATGGCCTATACTCTCTCTTTGCCCCTTTGGGTCTCGGAGGATTAGGTTTCGACAGAGCTGGTGCTGGTGATTCATATCTTACCGTTTTCCAACGAAAGTTGGCTTCGGGTATCTTATCATATCATAGGGAAAACCCTATTATTGATTCGATTGCAGATATGAAATTAGGTCGTATGGAACTTTCGCGAGATTTCCGTAAAGGAATCCCGACTAGCAAAACTCCTCTTTCTATCTTTTGGATAGATAGATCAGATTTAGAGACGAATGAAGATTTGTTTCTACCTATTCTTGGTGGGCAGGGATACGCCCTAATGGATCGTCCAGGTGTTAAGTCTGAGTTAGTGATTAAGAAATACCCTACAAAGGGACTCTTTAATTACGCTCGTTCTTATTCTAATCCTAGTTTTGCTTCTGATGAAACAATACTATCATGGGATCAGATACCTGTTCAGATTCATTTTAAGTATCTTTAATGGGATTGTCATAACAAGTGACCAAATCAGCTTTTGCTGAGCTAATCAAAATGCCTAACGACTACACGGCTCCACCACTGATCTGTGGTTTATGACGATGTATAGTCTCCGGTTTTACGTCCGGGTATCCCATATGACACGTATTAAGAATAAAAGAAACACTTCAGTTAATGCTGCCCCGAGCTGGCTTGCATGTGTAGCTGATCCAATGAATCACTGCGGAGCTCATATCCCTGACGACAATACAATGTGGTCAGGTTTATGTCGCTCTTATGAGAGATTCTTGCTCAATCCAACCTCATCTTCGGCTGGGAATTCCACTGTTCATAACGGAGGAGTTCTCATTTGTCCGAATCCTTTTAAGTATCGTATAGATATTGCAGAGACTTCGCCAGGAACTGATATATTTTCCTGTACGAATTCTGCGTCCACTACCCTCATTCGTTCGGCCGCTGTTCCTAATTTGTCTGCTTTAACTGGCAGTCAAATGGCACAGATCCGTCCTGTCGGGTGTGGAATCTCTGTTACTTATAAAGGTACTGAGTTAAATCGAGCTGGTGTTGTCACCATCGGATTAGTTCAAAATACACATACAGCCTTTGGTACGGTGATTGCAACTAATGATATTGATCCATGCACTGTCTTCTTTGGAAATGCTTCCATCTCTTCTTCTATAATTACATCTGGTCTTATCAACCCGATGGAATTTAGAACTGCTGATGGTAGTATGACTTATAATTGGAAACCCAATGGGGTACCAACTTATCAATCTTTGTCCACTTCTAGCACCGATATGGCGCCAAGTGTTGTGACAAATTCCGGGACACGTGTTGAACCTTGTCTCTATCGTGCTCCTCCTGGAGGAGACGGTATGCAGGCAAATCAATATTCTGTTGCTATTTTGATTCAAGGTGATACTACTACTGCTTCTCAAGCTAGTGGTAATGATTACCTTATCGAAGTTCTCTGGCATTGGGAGGTCATTCCGCAACTTGTTAATTCAGTTGCCTATGAACTTTCCCCCTCTCCTTATTATCCAAGTTTGTTAGCCACAGCGTTAAATGCGCTTACTGGTTCAAATACTGGTGGGTATAAGTTTGCACTTTCACGTGCTGCTTCATCCCAATTAGGACAGTTTAGAGAGAACTCACCGGGTTCAAATTATGCTCGATCTTACGCCTCTGCTGCTATTGATTTCTTGGAGCCTACTGTTAATATGGTACGTAATGAAACACGTACTAATGTTAACTCAGCTCTTCAGAAAGCAATTGGCTTTGGTGTAGGAACAGCTTCGCGATATCTATTCAATCGTTATCAACCTAATCGTAGAGTTGGTAATGGTTAAATAGATCCTTGAGTCTAGAAAGTTATAATTATGGTCTTACCAATAATTATATATGAAATAGCGGCGTGGTTAGTTAGATTAAAGAATCTCCTTTGTAGTTGTGTGACCAGAAATGGCCATGCTCTACATTGCAGGTGTACATGTTTCAGTACATGCAACTTTGATCGAAACTAACGGACACTACTCATCCGGTTTGAGATTAAGTCCTATCTCATTCATTCTTCGGAATGTCCCTGTCAGGTAGACA